CGCTCATTGATGACTGGTAGTGCTGAGGTTAGCATCGACACCGTCGTCACCAAGATGTATTCCGATCGAGGCGAAGGCTTCCGCCGGCGTGTAATGCCGTCCGGCGGAGGTACGTTGATTTCTGAAGGCAAGGTAAGCTGTGAAGGACGCGCGTAGCGTTTGGAAGAGGCTTGTGGCTGAGCAGCCTGATCCATGTGAAGGTCCTTGGTTGAACGTTGTTCCATTTGGCAAATATCCGGTATTATCGACATTTGTCTTCAAGAGTTCATTCAATTTAGCGCGGTGATTTGCAAAGGCCTTCATGCAAATCGCCCGATCAACCTGGCGAAGAGTGTACGTGATCGTTCCATCCATACGATGGTAATCAGAGATGTTGACGAAGTCTGCGTTAGAGCAGATTTCCCCCATCCTCTCTGCGACCTGTAACGGGTTCTTGCCAGGGCCATACCACGGAAATTTCTTGCAATGGGCCGCCAACGCTAGGGAAAATTGCGCCATGTCCAACTTGTCCCCATCATTGTAAGTCGAGATGTTGCGCGGATCAGCGATTTTCGCATACGCTTCGGCTTTGATGAAGCACTTTAGGACTTTGGCTCGAAACCATCCCATGACGGCAGCCTTTGCTAAAGACAATTTCTGGGCAGCGCTTGTCTGTTTTGAGGCCACATCCTCATACCAGACAGGTTCCAGGACCTCGCCCTGCATCACGAGTTCCACGAACTCGTCGATGCACCGGTCACGAAACTTACAAGGCTTGGGCTCCGCTTTGCGGAGGGAATTGAGTCTCCCTTCAACGCATTGCTCTTCGCCCGCCTTGTTCGCAATTGGTGCGAACGCTTCGTGCACAAAAAGTGACATGAATGCTTGGAGCTTGGGTTTCGCTTCTTGGTCGTAATGGGCTGGAGCGTATTGGTACGCTCTAACGGCCTTTGCGACTGGAAAGACGGTCAACGGGCTACGCTGCACCGTGGCTCGATGAAATCGAGTCAAGATGACAGCAGCAGCTTTGTCATCTTTGATCCAACTTGCGGTAGTTGGCATCATAAGATTAGTTGAACTCAATTTGGCGACGTTTGCAATCGCCTCATCAACCGCAACAGGAACAGTAGCACTGGAAAAAGTGCCCGCAACCGAGGTCGAGACTAGCGTCTGTCCATCAGGTTGTGTTATGTTAAAGCGGATAAATGAAACATCATGCGTCTTAACGACTGGATTGAAGCGGGTGAGAGGCAGCGTCTCCATAAGAAGCATGGCGAGCCAGCACCCCAATCCGATGAATTCCTTCATCGGTGCGAGCAAAACAAGTTGGCGATTGGGGCCAACCTGTTTGCGCTCAACTGCATAAGCGATGGACTTCCAAGGGAAGCCCAAGAAACGCTTGGTCACCAAGATGGAGTCCATTCCATAATTCCACAGGTGGTGATGGTATTGGTTACCTCCAGCTACCGTTGTTTGAAGTGAACCATCCTCCATGAAACGATAGGAGGTATTGTCCACAGCAGTTTGGGCGGCTGTTTCTGGAACCATGGTATAAAGGACCACAGGCTTGGCTTCTCGAGAGAGAAAGTTGGGCATGTCAACATAATAGTCGACATCACAAAGGTACTGGATGTCGTCATGCTTCGGTTCGTCATTGCGATTCTCAGCATTAGCATCCTTGCACCAGAACCACTGGCGAGTTCCGCGATAGCTCTTGCGTTGGTCGGAACGAGACATTCCGACGATGAACACGCTGGCACCAGTATACTGGCCCATGTTCATCACAAACGCAGTGGCTGCGGTTCTCAAGCCAGCGGCTTGGGCGTGCGTGTGACCCACCACAGCTACTGGTGGGTCCACGACTAACGAGCTAAAAGCGTCTCGAGCAAGATCTGACTCAAGGGCAGGCTTGCGAGCGCATAGCTCACACAGAGAAGACGCGAGTCCTCGCAAGTCTTCTCTCTTCGTAACAACAGTGTATGCCACATAACTCGTGGCGCACACAATTAAAGCGCAATTACTTCGTTGTGAAAAC